TTATTCAGTGGGCATCTGAGGAAGTTATTGTTCCTTATAAGTCACCACTTGATGGTAAATGGCACAGATATTTTCCTGACTTTGTTATTCGCATGAGAGATCGCGAAGGGAAAGTGTCGACAAAGATGATTGAGATCAAACCACGCTCACAGTCTATACCACCGACAGTCAAAACAAATGGATCAAAGCCAACTAAAAAGTATCTGCGAGAAGTAGCCACGTACGGTATAAATATATCGAAGTGGGAAGCAGCAAAAGAATTCTGCGCTGACCGTAACTGGGAATTCGTCGTGCTGACGGAGAAGGAACTCGGGATTTAATGGTAGCTTACATCTTTGATAGTATTCTAAAGCGCGGCGCAAAGGCTGGCTTCACGCCGTCTGTAAAGCGTGACGCTCGCAACTGGTTCCGCCAGCAAGCACAAGCTACGTCTGCTTCTCCATCGCGCATGATGGGTAGTAATCGTGCAAGACTTACAGCGCGCCCAATGATTGGTAGCATGTATTTGTTCAATTATGATCCAAAGGGAAAAGGGAAGTTACCATATTATGACAGATACCCTCTTGTCTTTCCTATCGGCACTGGTAGGACTTCAGGATTTGCCGGAAGTGGAGGCTCGTTCTTGGGACTCAATCTCCATTATCTACCACTCCCTCTTAGAGCCAAACTAATGGATGCGCTGTATGCAACAGCGAATAATCAACAGCTAGACGAAAATACTCGTTTGAAAATCTCTTATCAGATTTTAGCGCAAGCAGCCAAGTATCGTTTCTTCAAGCCGTGTATCAAGCGTTATTTGATCTCGCACGTGCGCACTAAATTCTTTTACATCGAGCCCTCTGAATGGGAAATGGCTTTGTTTTTACCTTTTGATAGATTTGTTGGCTCAAATAAAACTCGCATTTACCGCGACAGTCGCGACAGGATCTAACAATGCCTTTCAATATCGAAGAATTCAACGCTAATATCTCGCAGAGCGGTATTGCTTCCACGTCTCACTTTGAAGCGTGGATCATCGGTGGTCCCGGTGTGTCTCCTAGTATTCTAAACAGATATGGTCTAGACGGTGGTATGCGCTTCCGCATCGAGTCAATCAATCTGCCTGGACGTAATCTTCAGACGCTTGACCAGAACTATCATGGTCCAGTCCGCCGTATTCCATTTCGTTTCTCGCAGCAGCCCGTCACGATGAGCGTTATTCTATCAAAGGACATGCGCGAGCGTGAAGTATTCATGCGCTGGCAAGATTTCTTTACCGGTCACTATAGAGACAATCCTAATCGTAGTGTTATGCCCGGCATGTTCGACACAAAGTATTATAAAGACGGCATCGGCACTATTGCTATTCTACAGTTCTCGCAGCCAATTGGTACTGATGCAACCACACTTGCGCGTATCGGATCGCAGGTTATTACTAAGTTCGTCAATCCAAATACCAATGCTGGGCGCAATATCTCAGCTGGTGCACAGATTGCGGCTAATATCCTACGCATTTTCGACCAGCCGTCGTTCGAGATTCAGAATACAATTACACTAGAAGAAGCATATCCCGTTTCCGTCAACGATATTCAGATGTCATGGGGTGACGAGGGATATGGTAAAATGCAGATCGAAATCAATTATCGTTATGCTATCGAACACAACCAGAACTTCGGTAGCAGCGATTTGTTCACAATGGAAAAAAATAGCAGAGCGAAGTAACCTTGGAGTGAATTATTATGGCATTACCTAAATTAGCATCACCGCGTTTTTCGATTGAACTACCGTCAACTGGACAGCGCGTTTCTTTTAGACCATTTCTAGTCAAGGAAGAAAAGGCGTTGCTTATGGCAGCAACTTCCAACGATCAGAACTCGATGATCGATGCAGTGAAAGACGTATTGTCTGCATGTGTATTAGATAGCGATGTAAATGTATCCAATCTACCGTTCTTTGATCTGGAATATCTGTTCCTCAATCTAAGAGCTAAGTCGGTCGGTGAAGTCATCAAGCTGGAATATAAGCATACTGGTGGCATCAATTATTCCGGTATTGAGTGCGAAGCGGTCACGCCAGTCGAGATCAATCTGGAACGAGTCAAGGTCGAGAAGAACGAGAAGCATACTAATAAGATTCAGATCACTGATAACCTTGGTGTTGTTATGCGTTACCCAACGATCAGCGATATCAAGCTGGTCAACGATGGTACCGACGAACTAAAGATGATTGCCAAGTGTATTGTCTCGGTCTATGACGAAGAGAATGTCTATGAGCCGGATAATCTACAAGATGCGATGGACTTTATTGACTCGTTGAATACACAGCAGTTCGCTAAGATCATGGAGTTTATTGCTACGATGCCAAAGCTAAAGCATACGTTTAGCTATAAGTGCAAGGGCTGTGGGCAAGAAGATACAGTCACGCTGGAGGGACTGTCTGATTTTTTTTGATGATCCTCTCTCATAATACACTAGCAAATTATTATCAGACTAATTTTTCGTTGATGCAGCACCACAAATACTCGCTGAGTGATATAGATGGAATGATACCGTGGGAGAGAGATATTTACGTCAAGATGCTTATTGAGCATCTAGAGAAACTAAAAGAAGAACAAGAAAAAGCAACAAGGCGATAAATGTCAAAGGAAGACGAAGAGATTCTTAGAGCCATCCTCGAAAAGGGTGGTGATAAAGCTAAGAAAGCTGCAGCAGATGCACTGTCTGCGCAGCCTTCGCTTCCTGACGAGCCTGCTCCAGTCAAACAAGCCAAGCAAAAGAAAAAGGTCAAGGGTCTTGGTCAAGTCATTGGCAAGATCGGCAAGTCCAAGTTCTATAAAGATAAAAAGGGAAATGTTGTCGATCAGAACGGTCAGATACTAACTGGTCGTCTCGCTGATATTCTAACAAAAGAAACTGCGACAAAGAAAGCTGCTGTAAAGCAAGCTGTAGCTCCTACACCAACTATTTCGCAAGATCAGAAGAACGCCGAGCGTAAGATCGGTCGTGAGCTAGGTAGTGTTGTAAAGGCTACATCAAATCTAGCTAGAAGCCACGAAAAGATCCTCACAACTATGCCGAATGCTTTTGGTGAAGTTGAGAAGATTATTACTAATATGACTGAGCAACACGAAAAGGTTGTCTCTGATCTAATCAAACAGAACGACGATCTCCGTGATAAAGTCATCGAAGCACTAACAGGCACAAAGACAGCAACTAAAGCTGGCGGCGCAAGAACAAAGCTATCGAAGGGTGTTGGTGGTTCACGTGCTGCCAAAGCTGGTGAAGTAAAGACTGCTGCAGCAAAGAAAGCTGCAAAAGAAGCTAAAGCAAAAGAACAAAAAGATAAAACAAAAGAACCGACGACCATTGTCAGCAGTATGAAAAAGACTGCAAAGCAAATGGGCTTTGGTCTATTAGCTGGTGCTGCAGCTGGTGTAATTCAAACCTTTATGGCAAAAGATAGCCAAGCTGCTAGAGGCGGTGGTGGCGGCAGAGCTGCTCCTGCTGGTGCTCCAGAATACGGTGGACCAGGCGTAGCTGCTACTGGTAGCGCAAAAGAAGCAATCGATTTCTTTGAAAGTAAAGGATGGAGCCGCGCACAAGCTATCGGTCTTGCTGCTAATATCGAAGCAGAATCCAACTTCAAAACAAATGCTGTTGGTGACGGCGGTAAAGCATATGGTCTAGCACAATGGCATCCAGATCGCCAAGCTATCTTCCAGCGCACATATGGTAAGCCTATTCGTGAAGCTAACTTCCAAGAGCAGCTTGAGTTCATCAACTGGGAATTGAATAACAACGAAAAGAGAGCTGCAGGATTTATTCGTCAAGCACAAGATGCTGGTCAAGCTGCTGCGCTTGTGGATCAATACTATGAGCGTTCATCTGGTGAACATAGACAAAAGCGTATCATGATTGCTCAGAGATACGCAAAGGGAGAAGGTCTAGCTACTCCTGCTGTTGCTGGCGGAACACCAGCAGCAATGACTGGCGGTGTACCTGGACTTACAACATTCAACCCAACGCAAGGCGGCGCAGGAGCTGGTGGTCCAGTTCAAGATTTCGGCGCTCCATCTAAGATCGGCGAGAACGGCAATCTACCAGATTCACAACTTGTGACTGTTGGTCAAGGTAATCATAGACTACAACCAAACGCCGCAGCTGCATACGAAGCAATGGTTCAAGCTGCTAAAGCAGATGGTGTTACATGGTCTATTACAGATTCATATCGCCCATACGCAGCTCAGGTCAAAGTAGCACAAGAGAAGGGTCTATATTCTCAAGGTGGTCTTGCTGCAACTCCAGGCAAATCTAATCATGGTTGGGGTACAGCGCTTGATCTTGGTGGCGGCGCTAACTCTCGCGGAACAAAGCAGAATGATTGGCTTATGGCTAATGCTGGTCGCTTTGGATTCAGCACGATCCCTCGCGAACCATGGCACTGGGAGTATAAGGGAGCTGGAGCCGCTGTTGCATCGAACGGTCGACCAGAAGCAGCACCACAACGAGAACCAGCAAACGCTCTTGCTGTTGCATCACGGCAGAACGCTGTGGATACCATGATCGCCGAGAATCAAGCACGTGGTGGAATTGTTATTATGCAGAACGATAACGTAATCAATAATACAAGAACAATATACCAGACAGCTTCTTACTCACCGAGAAAGATGGAACAGGCATACAATCCATATAATATAGCTGCTAGTGTTGTTGCAGGAAGAGGATTATTCTAATGGCTATTTCTAATCTGCTTCCTGCAGGAGGCGCAAACGATAATAGACCAAACCTAAAGCAGTTCTTTGGTAAGAACCTTGCTGTGGCTAACGACAACGTAGAGCGTGTGTCGAGCGGCATGTTCTCGAATAGCTTTGTGGATTCTGTTGTTACAACGCTGCATAGTTTAGTTGAAGAGATTGCCAAGATTACTGATATTGCTAAAAGCGTGATTGCTTCTTTTGGTACTATTATCAAGTCTCTGAAGAACCTCAATAAAGATGTAACAACACGCTTTCGCGTTCTAAACAATGAACTCAATGCAAGTCGAATTGATTTCATTCGTACAGTTCTTGCTATTCCTAAATCAGAAGCGCCTGTAAGAATTGACGGCGTGCCTGTAAACATAAAGCAGGAAGAGATCAAGAAAGACGGTGGCGGTGAAGATGGCGCTACTAGCTTTATGGAGAAGATCCTAGAGCTGTGGCTAATCAAGAAGTTGGGTGATGGTGCTCTTGGTTTGCTAAAAAATCTTATAGAGTTTGCAAAAGGCGCAATGAATAAACTTATTCAGTTTGCTGCTGAAACACTACCTAGACTATTAGCTTTATTGGAAGGCGCTCTTACAGGTCCAACAGCACAAGTAATAGCAAATGGATTGAGAGCTGCTATCTTCAATCCATTGACATTGGCTGGTGCTGGTTTTGTTGCTCTTGCTTATTGGGCAGGAAAACAAAGAGAAATGGATCCTGAAGGTTGGCTTGATTTCCAACTAAAGCTACGCGGCGCAGGCGCCAGATCGTCAGTGATTACAGGTCCACAAGCAGAAACAGATAAGCTTGGTCCTGTGCAAGAGTCTGGTAGAATACAACCAGCACAATTTCTAAAAGCAAACGGTCTGACAAAAGAAGATGTGGATACGAAAAATAGCACAGGTGATATTGTTACTGTAAAAGATGGGCGTTGGTTTGATACTAAAGCAAAAACTACAGACCTACAACCAGCTGAAACAAATCCAATTATCAATAAAGGTCGACCTACTCAATCCACTCCAGCTGCTCCCGCTGGTGCTCCTGCTGGTGCTCCTGCAGCTACATCATCTTCCGGATCGGGTGCTCCTGCAGCTACATCATCTTCCGGATCGGGTACTCCAGCAGCACCATCTACCGGCATGGGAACTGGTGGAGGCAATTCTGCTCCTGTTGGTTCTCCAGCTCCTGCTACTCCAGCTTCACCGACAGGTAGCAATATGGGCGCTCCAGCAGGTGAAGTAAAGCAAGAGTCCAATGCTATTGCACCGCCTCCTACTGGTGCTCCAGCTGGAACTGCAAAAACAACGAGTATGGGTCCACCACCATCTGGTCCATCTGGTGGAGAAGGTGCAGGCTCTGGTGGTGGAGTTGCTGTTGTTCAGAACAGTAGTGTACAGAACGTTGGAACAGTTGCTGGCGCGGAGACTGGTGGTATGACTGGACAGAACCTTCCAATGTATTCACGCAATCCAAAACTGCAAGCTGCTTTCGAGCGACAGGTAATGAGAGACCATCAATAAAAAAGGGGGAGCCGTAGCTCCCCTAAGTCTAATCATAGGTGAAAGGAATAAGCCCTATGATTATTCGTCATCCTCAGCAAGCTTGTTGAAGAATTCCAGATCGTCTTCTTCGACAGCCTTCATCGGTGTAGCCTTTGCCATCTTACCAACAGCAGGTGCTGCAGCAGGACGAGAAGCTGTACGCTCAAACGGAAGATCGTCTTCATCGTTAGACTTGAACTTACGAGCATCTGCGTTTGGTTCAGAGAGAACCTTGTCGAGACGCTTCTTCAGTTCGTCATAGCTCTTGAACTTATCGGCAGCGACGAGTTCTGCGAGAGAGTGTTCACCCTTCCAGATTGCTTCCATATCATCATCGTCGTCAAGCAATGGAGCTGCTTCTTCAAACTCTGACTTGTCGTAGTTACGATAGCCTTCGACCTTACGGATCTTTAGCTTGAAGTTAGCACCAGCCCACAGATCAAATGGATTGGTTGGCTTCTCATCTTCAAACTCAGGATTCATCTTCTCGTTGATCTTGTCGAAAATCTTCTTACCAAACTTGAAGAGGAATACCTTACCTTCGTTCTCAGGATGCGCAGGATCTTTGAGAACGTAGATGTTAGCAATGTAGTTTAGACGACGCTTGCGTGCGCGAGCGATTTCCTTATCCTTGTCGTTACCAGAGTTCCAGAGCTTGGAATTCATTTCAGCAACAGGATCGGGCTGATTGAGAGTGGTCAGAGAGTTTTCGATATACCAACCGCCTGGACCTTGGAAGCCGTGGTTCCAGATACGGACCCAAGGAAGTTCTTCGTTGACAGGAGCGGGGAGAAAACGAATGATAGCGTAACCGTTACCAGCCTTATCAACTTCAGGCTGCCAGTAGCGATCATCGGATGACGATCCCTGTTCTTTGTTAGCAAGCTTGTTGATTTCTTTGGTAAGGCGTTCCAGCGAAGAAGTGCGCTGACGCTTGAGGGCAGAGAAAGATTCGTTCATGTGTATGTCTCCGTTGTATGTGTTGTATGGTAGATGTTCGTCTTATCCACAGTGATCATAATATACTATTATATAGCATGAAGTCAAGACGAAAACACTTCACGCATAATCTTTTTTATATCAGCCTTGTCAGCCTTTACAAAAGGTCGATACTTTGACAACTGGCGATGGAACTCAGGCCATACGATTGGATCATCGATCTCTTCGTTCCATTTGTCCAGAATGTCAAAAGCTACATCAAAAGCAATAACAGTTTCAGCTGTAACCTTACCCGCCATATACATTTTCAATAAAACTGGATGCGTCTTTTCAACCAGAAGGATACGGCTTACGCTGTTATTGCATTCATCAAGAATGGTTTCCAAATCCTGCTTTAGGTAATATGAAAAGTCTTCGATACGCTTCTGCCAATTCAGATAGACCTTTTCAGACTCTGGTCCATTCATTTCTCCAACCCAGCGAACGCCAGCGTTAGAGACAAAGTTAGCAACGAAGAAGTTGGTTAGGTCTTCGTCGCTGTATTTACGTTCCAGCTTGCGAAACAGATACTGATCCTTTCGCTTGAGGAACGATTCTTCGCTGATCTTGCGAACCTTGCCGCTATACTTAATAAAGTCGTAATCAGAAGTGAAGTGCAGCTTTAGTGCTTGATAGCGGTTGTATGCTTTCATGCCTTCCATTAGATGGGCGCAAATTCAGAAAATTCAGATTTCCAACCACGATCTTCAAACTTCGCATAACGCCATGAAGCAGGAGTCTTGTTCGTATTTGGAATAAGAGTCTTGTTGATGATAGCATCCATCGTCTCGCGTGTGATGAACAGCTTTTCTGTCATCAGATCATACGACACACGACAATGCTTGAAATCAAAATGACTAATCAATTCTTCACGGGTTTTGAAGTCGGTCAGAATATACTGGAACTTGCTTTCCTTGAAGAACATTGTTTTTTTGATGCGGTCGTTGTTCATGTATCCGCTACTACCGATACGAATATCATCACGATCACGATACTTAGTTTCCATATATTCCATGATTTTGGTATTGTGGTCGTCATCAAGCAAGAACAAATCGTAGTCGTTTATCGTATCGCCTTTTAGCATAGAAGCAAAGCAATTACCAGCGATAACCATACGATCTCGGTTCCACGTCTGTTGTTCCATGATCGTTCTTTTTTCATGATACAGTTTGTGGAGATCGTTTTTGATCGCAGTAAGCATAAGCTGCTCTTTGGGACTGAACAGTTTCTTAGCAAGTTCAGCTTGTTCTTTTTGTTGTCTGTAGTAGTCATCGACATATATGGGCGGCGGCACATTCCATGGGTCGTGCCGAATTGAACCACCTGTGTCACCTGAACCACCTGTGCCACCAGAAGAAATAGAATATGTTCCCAATCCAAGACTACCGCCACCATTAGAAGGCATGATATAAGTTCCTCCAGTCGCACCTGACATCTGAGTAATCGTTTCAATTATATGCTGTCGACGAAACGCAGGTTCCATAGCTTCAATAGCCATTCTACTCATCCTCGTAACCATATTAGTGCTTTTGTTACGAATGATCAATGAATCTGTTGGATAGTCTATATCGATGGCGAAACCGTCTAGCTTGATACTGGTAATCCAATTCAAGAACTGTTGGTGATCTGAGAACTCTTGTTGACCGAACATTAGATTGGCAACCTTGATCCAGTGCGCTTGATGAGATTGAGTGAAGCAGCTTCCGACTGAAGCAGCTTACGCATAGTAGGAGTCATGAGTTTGGATACGTTCTCAAACTCAAGCCCAGTCTTTTCGCAGACATCGGTAATCGCTTCGAGATAGCTCATACCTTTGTCGCTGATACGGAGTTCCACCATCGAGATAAATGTGTTGGAACTCATAATGCTTGCTACGGCTGCATCACTCATTTGTCATATCCTTCATAGGGAACATCACGACGACCAGCATCTGCGATCTCAGCAAGAGTGCGGTCACAACCGATGCACTTTTCACCAGACTCATCGAGCTGACAGATGTTGACGCAAGGAGTTTTCTGTGGTTCTGGCACAACGAACGGATTGTTCTTACCACCGACGCTGCGGCGAACGATATCTTCGCTGAGTGCTTCTGGATAATAGACTTCTAGTGCAACACAGTCTTCAATGCAGTTGAACCAATGGAACTCGCCAGGACGGACAGAAGTAAAATCACCTGCTCGAAGAGTGGTGACATCGGTGAGATCATAGTTATTCTTTGCGACATGGATTTCCAACACTCCTGAGATGACATAGAATCCGTTCCATTTGTGTTCATGCTTATGCTCCGAACAGCGGAATCCCGCCTTTACGTTGATCTTGTGAAGTTCGACATTAGAATTCTGAATGAGGACGCTCGTATCACCCCAAACCTTGCCAGTAATGTTACCCATATTTTCGCTTCGTCCTTTGCTTAGAGTCATAATCAAGTATGAGTAAATCATATACTAAATTCTCGAAGTTGTCAAGACGAATCATGTTTGGACCATCAGATGGTGCATTGTCTGGATCTTGATGAGTTTCGATGAACAGAGCAGAGACGCCAATCGCAACAGCAGCGCGAGCCATAGTAGAAACATACTGGCGCTGACCACCAGAGCTTGTTCCATTACCGCCAGGAAGCTGAACTGCGTGAGTGCAATCCATAACAACGCGATCTGTATATTGCTTCATCACTTCGAGCGAACGAAAGTCAACCACAAGATTGTTGTAACCAAATGTCGTTCCGCGTTCAGTAAACAGATACTTATCGCAGCCAAACTTACGCAGCTTCTCGGCTACGTTCCTCATTTCCCACGGTGATAGGAACTGACCCTTCTTCACGTTGACAGGCTTACCGCTCTCTGCTGCAGCACGAATAAGATCAGTCTGTCGGCAAAGGAACGCAGGAATCTGAATGATATCAGCCTGCACTTGTTCACAATGCCAAGGTTCGTGAACGTCCGTTAGAACCTCGATTCCTCGAGCACGGACGGCCTCCATTCCGTAAAACGCCTCGTCGAAGCCGCCACCCCTATTACTATCTGCGGAACTTCGATTTGCTTTATCGAAAGAGGTCTTATAAATGAAGTTGACTTTTAGTTTATCGCAAATCTCTTTGAGAGATTCAGCCATCATAATTGCGTGTTCTTTGGATTCAAACGCGCAAGGACCAGCGATAATGCTTAGGGGTTTATCATTCCCACAAAATTCATAGAATCTCATGCTCAATCCCAAAGTGCGCGAAAATACTTACCGAACAAACGAAGACCATTTTGCATACGCTCGTCGTGTTCTTTTTGACCTTCGAAGTTATACTGACCAGTTTCTTCGTTATAGAAGAGTTCATGATCTCTGTCGCTCTTCAGCTCGTCAAACGTCCAGATCATTTCGTCCATGATCCAGTTATAACGATCAAGAGCAAGAGTATCATTACCGCCATAATCTGTTTCCTTGCCTTTACCAATTTGTGGTGCATCATCAGGGTCAGAGCTGAAGTATCCATGATTAGCTGCTTTCAGCTGAACAAGCATAGGATGAATGATAAGTGCGAGGGTATGATCCATCGACCAAGTATCCCACGGATCGATGCGAACTTGGATCTTGCGCTGCTTCTTGGAGTCAATCCAGTTTAAGAACTTGACGAACCAAGCTCTATCGCTCATCCAATCACCAAACTTCTCACACGCTCTCACATCCCAGCGATGCTCTAGGGTTTCATCCAAACCCAAAAGAACTTCTCTGTGATTGATCCAGAAGAAAACCTTTTCTGCGATTTGATAGGGACCAAAGTAGTCGTGATAAGAACCGATATTGACTTTCATAACAATTACTTTCCAGCGTGTTCGCTAAGGAGTTGTGTCACGTTCTTAACTGTAGGGTCGCGAATGTCATCGACAAACGCCATAAGCTCGTCGGCTTTCTTGATAACTTCAGCTGTAGTTGGGAATGGTTTCTGTTCACCACCACGTTCAGCGGCGATGAGATATTCCGCATCGCACATCGACTGTGCCATTTGAAGAACGGAAAGACGGATTTGCTTTTCTTCGGACATAGTAAATACCTCAATGTAGGAAAGTGAGCCCGTTCTGTTTCTAGGTGGAGCTCATACCCAAGAGATTACGCCGCTAGGCGAGTCTCGATGAGTGCGTTATCGTTTGCATCTAAACGTTGCTTTTGGTCTCTTCGTGTCTTTACTACAACCCGTCGAACCTAAATCACCCCCATCATAAACAGAGGACTCTCCATGTATTCACGGCGATCAACCCGTTATCCCACTTCAAAGAGCCAGCGTCCTGTTCCTCTGCTTATGGTGGAGGTGGCGGGAACTGCCCCCGCGTCCGAAT